GAAAGTTTGGTCAATGCTAAACCGAGAAGTAAATGCTCTCGCTATGCTATCAAAGCGACCTTACACTTCTTCCGGTTGGAGAATTCTTAAGAGCCGACCATTTGGTGGTTCCGGTTCTACTCTAGCAGTTGATATTACAGGTGACGGTTCATCAGCAAACGGTATTGGTGGAGATAACCCACACGCTGACGAAATTGGTGGTGTTCCAGAAAACGCAGGACTTTCTACTGCGGCTGACGGACTTGGCTCTATGGCCCCAACTTACGCTCAACTCTTTATGAGTCCTAAAACCATTGCACATCAGTTCGATATTTCCGAACTAGCAATGGAAATGGCTCAAATTGATGATGGACTCGGTGATATTCGGGCTATTATCCGTGAAGATATGGGTAAAGCACACGCAGAAGCACAGAACAAGATGCTCCTTATGCCTCTACAAGTTTATGGTGAAGTTTCCGCTCTAGCAAACATTGAGCGAAACTACACTTCCTTGATGAAGGTTGTTTCAAGCCGAGCAGAACTACTAGCGGCTGACGGTGGAGTTCTTATGACCGATACAATGAATGATGCTACAAACAATCTTGCTCAAATCTATGGCGATGAGCGATTTACTGCGGCTTCTTTCCTTGATGCAGAAATAGACTTCAACAGTTCTTACGCCGCATCTTCGGTTCGACCACTAACTCTTACTTTGCTTAACAACATGATTCGTAATCTACGAATTGCTGGCGGTTCTCCAAAGGTTATCTTGACTGGATACGATACTATCCAAGCAATTGCAGACCTACTACAGTCCCAAGAGCGATTCATGGACCGAAAGGAAATCGTTCCTACTCATAATGGTGTTCGTGGTATTAGGGGTGCAGAAGTTGGTTTCCGTGTGGCAACCTACTACGACATTCCATTGATTCCTGTTAAGGACATGGCTTCAACCCTAAACGCTTCCGATAGTGGAATTAGCGACTTGTTGTTCTTGGATACTGACCATCTATGGCTCTCTGTTCTTAAGCCGACTCAATACTTTGAAGACGGTGTTTCTAACGGAAACCCATTCGGTGTGGGACGACTCGGCAACCAAGCACTTTACCGAACTATTGGTGAAGTTGGTTGCTCTTTCTTCAAGGGACAAGGCAAGATTACCAATGTGGCTTGAGGTGATAAAGTGACAAACGCTGTTACTTTAATCGCTGACCATAAAGGTATAGCAAAGCCATTCGTTGTGGGACACCAATATGTTTCACTAGCGAGTGTTGCTGTTTCGTCTTACCGAACAGGCTCCCCTGCTACTGCCGCTAGTCAAACTATTACTGCGGCTGATGCTGACCCTGATACACTAACAAGAGGTGCTGGTAGTTATCTTACTGATGGCTTTGCCGCAGGTGACTATGTGACTATTCTCGGCTCTGCTTCGGCAAACAACTCACAAGTCTTTGAGATTGCTACGCTAACTGCAACCGTTCTAACAACATCGGGGCCAACTGCTCTTTCCGCTAACACCGGCAATGCAGATGAACAAGTTCTCCATGTTGGTGAAAAACTATTGGCGGCTGACTTCGGTTTGGCATCCTTCACACAAGTTGAGATTTCTAACCCATCTTTGTTGGATGCTCACTGGATTGTTGGTGACATTAGTTCGGATGGTACATACTGCTACCTTTACTGCTTCACTCTTGGTTCGGCGGCTAACACTGCCGGAGTTAAGGCTCTAGCAGACGACTTGGGAACTCTACGAGTTCGTGCAACAGGACTTCTTTGAGGTGTTTGTTTGGCAACCATCCGTTTAAGCGAGTCTTGTAAGGTTCCAACCTTGAGACTACGAAACGGGGTAGAGGGTTTTATGGAAGTGACGAAGGCTGAGACTATTACAATCTCGGCCTTCGTTGCTTCACATTACATTGGGGGTAAGAACTGCGTAGTTCAATTTACTTCCGAGGATAGAGAGGAAATCGAAAAATTACCTAACCGTGAAAAAGAAATCCTATCTAAATACCTTAGAGTCCCCAAAGAAACATTGGCTAATACCTTAGCCCCACTTCCTCCAAAAACAACAGTTCCGGAGAAATTGAAGGCTACTGCAAAGAAGGCTACCCGAAAGTCTACTAAGAAACCTGCCGCTAAAAAGGCAACTACTAAGAAGACTACTACCAAGGCAGAACCCACTACAGAAGAAGAGTGATTACACAACCTTCATTAAGAGGGGCTAATTACCAACATCTAAGAAGTGATGTTATGGCAGATACATGCAGAAGCAGTGGAGTCCTTGGGGCAAGCGCAATAATTTCTAAGACGCAGTGCAGATTGAAAAGCATTCACGCTAACATTGTTATTGCTAGCAATGCGGCAGTGACCGTTAAAGTGTTTGATGGACAAGATAATAGCGGTACAGAAATTGCTAGAATTCACAATACGACCACAGGACAGTATAATCTAGAATATGATATGCACGGTGTATTATGCACTAGCGGTATATTCTTGGAAATAGCAGAAGCCGGTTCTTCGACTGCACACATTTCAGTGGAATTTAATTGAGGTGGTTAATTGCCAGCATTGAATCACGACACTCGATTGATTATGACTATCCTATTCGTAGGTACAGTTAGTGGAGCGAATGTTTTCTTCTACGCTAAATTCGGTTTGAACTTTCCATATACCATTCTAATGCACGGCGTATTGTTTGGACTCATTACAGTAGGGTCCGTTATGGTAATGAAGGCACTATTTGACTTGGCTCTTAATGACAAAATTGAGATGTGGCTTTTGGACAGAAGGATTACTGCTTATTGGCAAAGAATCGCTAAAGATGAACAACAAAGAAAGAAGATGCAAGATTCTTTGAAGACATTTCAAAACGAAAATCAAACTAATAGAATACCCCAAATTTCTCCGCAATATGAAACTGAGGGAGTTTCAGCCGATTTCTTAGCCACCCTGCAATGAGGTGGTTGAATGGTTCTTGGCGACATAATGGGTTTCAGTGACTCCGACTATGCTTATAATCAACAAAGAGCGCATTCTGCTGATTTGTTTTTTATTAAAATGAGAGCATGGTTTTGGGGCGGTTGTTCTACTTTATTTTTTTTCTTGGTAGGTAATATAATAGGTGTCGTTTTCGACATTAGTATTATGGGTTGGCTCATAGATAAGACAGTAAGTTTTTGGGATTATTTATGGCATTGAGGTATTCAAATGTCTGTTCTAGCCGGTTTTGCTGTAGTTTGTATTGAAGCAACAGTGGCATTTTACAAGAGAATTCACGCTATCCAATTTGGAGTCTACGGGGCTACAATGGTAGGTAAGACTACTTTACATCATCAACTTAGAACGAGAGGCGAAGTACCGGAAATTAGAGATAGAACTGTAGGTAGGCAAAGGGCTTCTAGAAAAACAATTAAGATGGACGGAGATACCCACACTGTTAAGACCGCAGATATGGGTGGGGAAGCAATTTATTGGAAGCAGTGGATTGACGATATACGAAGTAGAAATGTCAAATATGTCATTTTTGTAGTAGACCATAGACATTTAGATTCTGCCGCTAATTTAGACCATCAACTTGCATGGAAGTTTTTAGTTGATGCTATTTGTAGTCAAACTTGGCCCAATGGTAAAAAGAAAAAGAATACCGATTACCCCCTAGCCGTTGGTATTTGGGCTAACAAGTATGACATTTGGGGAGATAAATACAAGGAAGATGTGGATATTTCTAAGCATTCAATCTTCGCTCCATTTAAATATGGGATGCAACAGTTAAACGATAAGGGAATACCAACTTACAAGTATATTATTTCCGCTAAATCTCAGCCGGAAATGGTCTACAAGGGCGTTATTACAATGATAAAGGATTACTGATATTATGTGGAAGGATATTTTAAAAGTGGACAGATTCACTAATGAAGGGGGATATAAAGGGGTCTATGATAAACAAACTGATGAGGTTTTAATCAACTTAGATAATTTTAATACAGTAGCAAGAGGCTATGACGATATGGAAAGAGTTGTTGAGTTTGCTAATGTAGTGACGCATGAATTATCCCACAGAGAATATGCAAAAGAATTAGGCAATAGCATGGATACAGTTCTTAAGGAATTGGACTCTATAGTTAAACAGTATGCAGAAGGTAATGCAACATTAGATTCTATTGGTGAAAAACTTAAAATTTTCTATAACTATGCTATTATCAATGAGTCATTTGCATTTGGAAGCGGAAAGGACTACGAAAGATTGAGTCATTTAGATGGAACAAAAAGTTCAGTTAGGTCTGTAATGTCTCAGGTTAATAATCACATTAGAAAACTAGTAGGTAAAAAAGACAGGCAGTTGGAAAAAATGTTGTCTAGGCTTTATGATGAAACCATGAGAGCAATTAGAAAGGTAAGAGATGGTAGCGCATAGAGGCGACAGAAACCTATACAAAGAAAAGAAAACGAGGAATAATTATGTTTCAACAGCCCAACCTAATCGCCAACAATCCTAGTCTTGCTAGTTCGTTCTTGCCTCCTCTAATGAGCGCAAGAGCCGCAGGTCCGGTTTCCGAATATTCTTTCGTACAAATTAAACCAAAGAAGATGCTGAAAGAGATTACCAAAGTACTCAATGCAGAAAAAAAGAAATTCTTATTCATCAAGTACGGCTGGAAATTTAATCTAAAAGACCGTTGTGTTGTCTGTGGTGTCCACCATGTTTGGGATAACGGAGATTACATGAGGCCACCTATTCCCCTAAGCCATGTGACTAAAGGTAGGCCGATGCGAGGTACTTACTGTCCCAAACACGCTACACATCACAGACAACTGGAAATGCTACAACAACAGATACTAGCAGATGAGCATGGTCTTGATTTCAAAGCGTTTATTCCAAAGCCTAGAATGCCCCAAGTTTTATCTAAGGGACCACTTACCACACTATCAAAGGCCGATGTTATTTCTCTAGCGGCGATTGGTTGGGCGATAAGTCCACCCAAAACCGAAGGAGAAGAAAAACCCATTGAAGAATTAAACAGACTCTCCTTAGAAATACGATTGGCAAGCGAAAGAATGGGCGAAATTATAAAAAAAGGTGAACAATGATGGGCGTTTTTGGAACAAGCAATACAGCAGTTATGGGCGCAGTACAAGCGCAGAATGATACTCAATTTAAGACGGTCAATAATCTTCTGTCTTTACAAGAGAACCATGTGGAAGAGTTCTTTCAATATCATGGTGAACAGTTCTTATCTAGTTTGGAGCAGTTGATGGAAGATGTAATTGATAGGAGCGTTAGTAAGATGCTCACTAAATTAGAGTTCTATCAAGATTCTACTACTGGAAACATGAAGGTTAGTAGTGATAGTCTAAGAGAATACGAACAGATTACTCAAGAAAATATTGACTTGGATATGAACGCTATCTTAAATTCTGCCATCAATTCGGAAATTATCAATCAAAGAAAAATGGCTAAACAACAATACCTAGAATCACAAGGATTTAGTGGAGCATCTAATCCCGCACAAGGTATGCCTCAACAACCAATTCAACAAGGAACATATGGAGCAACAGGGCTAGCAATGAACAACGGAAGCGGCTACCCTATTCCTCCTAGTGGACAAGACAACTATGGTAGGCCATATTGGATTGACCCAAGCACAGGACAAATGAGTTATGAGCCTCCACAAAGCGGATTACACCTAGCCCAAAAAGCACAGAAATTAGCGGCTTGGGGCAAGTGGCTAATGTGAAGGTGATTTACATTGGTCAATTTCAAACTAAATCGTACAACGACTTACAACTTAGATAAGGATACCTTAGAAAAGGATATTGTAGAATATATTTTTGATGAACACTTATCGAGCGAATCTAAAATTTTAGACGATTTAGATTCGCTCGATGGAACAGAAGAAAACTTTCAAGAATTTGTTGATAAATTACAAGCAATAGTAGTTCCTTTAGAACAAAGAACTATTGCTAGTATTGTCAATGATGAATCGTATAATTTGAAAAACAAATTGAAAGACGAATACAGTGGGGGAGGGGGAGACAAAACTCCAATAATTCCTAGCCTACTTAATTATTCAATAAAGGATTTAGATGCTCCTAATTTACTGAAAAGAGTTTCCGGCTTTGGTTCTTTTTCCGAGTTTAGAAAGCCTACTAGTGAAGATATAGACGAGGCAAACATTGCGGCGGAACTATCGCCATTATTTAATCTAGATGAATTATCTGCATTACAAGATAAAGTCTATGTGCGCCTAGGTAAAGTTCTTTTAGATGCAGTAGACGCTGGATTAGAAGAGGCTAAAGGTAAATTCACAGAAGAGAAATTCTTCAAGGGAGAACAATTCACTTTAGAAATAGACTTAGATGAAAAAGCGCAAGTGCTTAGAGAGCAAGGTATTGCAGAAGTTGTTAGACTTGAAACTGATACAGAAAAAGTAAAGGCCATTGCTAGTTTAGAAGGCAAGGATGAATTAGACAAAGCCGCTAGTGAATTATTTTCTGCTGGAATTAAGTCTATGAAAAATACTGCTGGTGAAACCTTTTCAAGTTTGGATTTGGATGCAGGAGTTCTTGCTAAAATTATCCTTCTCACATTACCATCTGTTTTAGATTTAGACATTTCTAATAATTTGAAATTGACATTGGATTTTAAAAGTAAGGGTGCAAGAAAATTGACCGAAGAAAAATCTCACGATTTCATAACAGAAGGAGTGAAGAGATTAGTAAAGCATGTTAAATCTACTGAGCCTAGAAGGGCTGTAGCCCAATTGAAAAAGAATATTCTTAGTACATTCAAAGAACTATCTCTAGTCAATAAAAAGAGGGAAGATGGTCTTCTATACGATGAAGATTTAAAGGAAGCAAAAAGATTGTATAAAAAACTAAACTCTTATGATACTGAATGGAAAGACCAACAACGGATTCCAGAGGCTGAAATACTAGCCGAGAAAACTGAAACTAAATTAGTTAAAATAGAGAAGTTTATGACTGCTGGATTTACTGATGCCATTAGTAGAGATGTTTTAGGAGCAAAGAATGAAGTTATTATTGAAATAACCCATGAATATACTGAATTAAAATTCACACAAATGGCTAATCTAAAAGTAAAAGGTCAAGGGGATGAAAGAGTAGGGAGCGCGACCCCTACAGAAAGACCACTAAAAATGAAAGAATCGGAAAGCGAAGAAGAATACGCTGAAAGAATGGCAAGTTATGGCTTGCCTCATCTTCGCTTAATAGGGGATGATTTAGCCGCACAACAAATATTTGTCTCGGATTTCATAAGCGAAATACTAGGAAACTTTGATGATTTAGAAGAAGAACTTGCCGAATTAAAAGAGAAGGTGATATAATGCCAGTTGCATCCTCCCCCAGTGACTATACCTCGATTAACCCAAACTATGCTACAGGGCAAGGATTCTATACAGATATTGGAGCAGTATCGGATTTACTACAGGTGACTCCATTTACTTCCGGTACTAATCCATCTGCCGCACAAGTCGGCTCAATCATTAAGAGAATAGAAGGAATGGTTGATGAGAAAATTAACCGTTCTTATCGACCTATCATTTGGAAGAATGAGTTCAAGGATTTTGAATTTACTCGCCATCCAATAATGTCTTATTATGGAGGCTATGTAGGATTTATACAACTGCAACAGATGAAGATTAGAAAGATTGTAAGTCTAAGAGTTTGGGAAGGAAACGCCTATCGAGAATTGGCTTCTGCTCAAGCCTCGATTACTCTCCTAGAAAACTTTAGAGATATTCATTCTCTTATTTTCCAACTACCTAATAGTGGGGTTTCTTTTGAACTGTTAGCAGAAAACGATGTTTCCGCTTTAGCAAACGATGAGTTTTGTACTACCTTCGGAATAAAGACTACCAATAATGAAATTGTTGATTTGATTAACGAAAAGTTTCCATCGAACACCTCCCAATTTACAGGAGCAACTGCTTCAAAGGAACTATCATCTAGTAATCTCAATGTTTCCGATTTTTTCTTCTCGCAGAAAGACGACCAAGACGGTACTAAAGTCTTAATTTCATCTTTATTATCCGGTGATGATGGAGCAGGTTGCACACTAAAGGCTACTATTCAACAGTCCTGTACTACTAGTAATACTAGCACTAGTTTAACTGTAGCCGATTCTAGTAAATTAGCAGTAGATATGGAAGTCACAGGAACTAATATTCCTTCTTCTACTACTATTTCTTCTATTGATACTTCAACTACTGTCACTCTTTCTAAAGCCGCTACGGGTTCTGCATCAAGCACACTAACCTTTACCACTACCAATGAAATCCCCACAGTTTGTTCTCTTGTAGCCTTTACTGACAAAGAAGACATGAAGCGTTTGGGCGACTTTTGGATGATGAGCGATGATGGAAGAATCTTCTTTTTGAAGAAGTATCCTTATCATAATAAGAACTCAATCATTGTTTCTTATGTTGCTGGTGATGGAAGAGTACCTTCTACAGTTCACGAAGCCACTACCAAATTAGTAGCGGCAGAAATTCTACGACATGACGACCAAACAATAATGATTGCTGAAACCGGAGCAAACATATCAGCGAAGGAAAAGTACGATTTACTTCGTGCAGAAGGCTTGGCTCTTATTGATGGTAAGAAAGACTTAGTGTATATGTTGGATTGATTGGTATGTGGAAAAACATATTAAAAAATAACAGTGGTGGTAAAACTCACATTCCTTATCACACTAAAGTAGAATTTATGAATGGTTTGTATCGGGAACTTTATGATACAATAGAAAGAAAGGAAGGACTTGAGGGTTTTGAGTTCAACAATGGAATGATTTATTTTCCTAATTACATATTGAGTTTTAACCCAAATGTTGGTCGTCATAATGACGACTTTATACCAAAACCATTTGAAGAAATACAAATAATATTAGATGTAGATTGGTATGATTTGTGGTATAGAGGGTTTGAAGACGAAATAAATGAAATTGCTGATGGTTTTGGCGAAGAATACAGATTAAAAGCAGAAGACCAAGGCGTTCATCCTGTTTATGAATACAATGCAGGTTCTCACAATAATGAAGCCGGTGGTACAATTAGTGTGTTTTCAAAAACCTCTAATTCATTCATTGAGTCTTTAATTAAAAACATTCATAAAAAAATAGAAAGTAAATTTGACGGAAGGGATTGATATGTTGAAGATTACTGAAACTCTAAACTCTTTGATAGATAAACACAAAGAGCGTCAATTAGAAATGGAAAGAGTTTCTACTATTCTAGGAATTGACATTTCTTTCTCGGATGAAGAATTGGCTAGGTTCATTGAAGAAGATTTAGAAAAGGCAATCTCTCAATCAATAATGGAGGAAATGGTCTATGGATGAAGTCACTCTAATTCTAGATTTATTGGATAACAATTGGTCTTCTTCTGCCACTACCCTAAACCAAGCCGGTACTATTCCAGTAGCATTGCCTAAGCCAAACCTAGTCGATGTTAGAACTTTAGAGAAGGGGCAGGGTGCTAGGTATGACCTTTCTAGCAAAGATGTAATTGTAGTTTTTGAGGATGGCAACACCATAGAATATCCTACGGTTCTTTATGATGTTCGCAACGAATCCTATACCTTCACACTACACCTTCGTTGTATTCACGATGAGAGAGCCGTTGGTACTTCGCTCACAGGTTCGGGAGGAGCATACACAACAGGCAGTACCAACATGACCCTTACTTCAACTTCGGGTATCGCAGTAGGCATGGAGGTCACAGGTACAGGAATTCCAGATGGTACAACAGTATCTAGTATCACGAATAGCACTACTCTTGTTCTATCGGCTACACCAACTAAGGCAAGAACTGGACAGTCTATTAAGTTCAATTCAAGAGATTCTAATTACGGAAGAGATAGGTTAAGGTCTTTATACTTGATACTTCGTCATGCACTTGAGAGCAAACGACGGGGTTATACTGCAAGCGATGGTTCACACTTTAGTTTATTAGAAGTTGGAAATCGAAGCGAAGCAAATGACAGAAAGAAACGACTCTTTGGATATAAAGTGACATTAACGGCAAAGAGATACGCACAGACAATCCCCTAGTAAGTTTGTAAAAGGGAGAGGGATTTTATGACGAACAATAATATATTTTTAGGAAGCGGTGCATCGGTGACATTTGTTCCCGAAGTTGATTTATACATTGAATCTAACAGTAATACAATTGATAATAGCGTGACGGGATATAGCACTGTCACTATTGATACTAATTTTACTGGAAACTTTTCCTTAGTCATTGACTTGTATGTTGGTTGTATCATCGAATACTACGACAATGCGGCCCTAACTTCTCGGCATAGAATCACTTCCAATACAGCCACCACTATTACCTTCGCAACACAAATTCAAGGAACCATTGATGCTACCAACGATTTCTTTAGAATCAAGAGATATGGCGCACCTTGTCCAGCCCCTAAATCTTCCAGTGGTTCTGCGGCTAGACTAAATGCTGATAATTGGCTTGGCATTATTGATTCTCTTACCTTCCCCGATAATGAAATAGAAACTAAGCAGACTAATTTAATGGTTGGTGGTTCTAGAAACTACACCTATCAATACAAAGGAATTGAAACTGCTGGTTCTGCTGATATAGGAGTTATGGCTAATCACGGCGCATGGTTGTACTATTTCTTTGGAAAGATTACAGATATTCACGAAGGTTTGGATGCTAGTGGAAGCACCGTCACCTATGCGGCAGATGCGGCAGGTTCTCCCGCTCACTACATAGCAACAACTACCAATACTCACATTATTGAAGTGACTCCCGAACATACTGGACCTTTCTATTATCGAACCTTAACCGAAGGAGGAACTACCAAAATTATCGTCCCTCCTGTTGTTAGAGGACATGACTCGGAAAGTGACATGAAGAGAATTACTGCACCTGCTGAACATACAGATGGTTCAATCATTAACGCAATTACTTACACCTTTGGAGAACAAGATGGAGAAGATTTACCCTCCTTCGCCTTAGAACAGTCCTTCTCCAAACTGCCTTCTACGAACACATATAGAACCAATAACGCTAACGCAGATGAAGATTTGAACTTCGTTAGAATTGCTAGAGGAAACCGAGTCAATACTCTAACTCTTACTGCTAATGAAAACGAAGAACTCAAGATGAGTATGAATTTAATGTGTAGAAATGTTCATTCTCTAGCCAAAACTGAATTGTATGAGGCAAGAAGAGGAGTGACAGATGAAACACAATTCATCAATTATTCTTCTACTGATTCTTTCCGAGAACCATTCTTTTTCTCGGATGGTACAATCAATATGTTTGGACAAGAACTATTGAAGATTACTAACTTTACTTTAACAATGAATAACACGCTCACAGATAAGAGATTTATTGGCGTTGGAAGTCGTAAAGTAAAGGATGCTATTCCAGCACAAAGAACTTACGAAATGACCTTTAGTGCTATGGTCACTGACGATAAACTCTACAATGAATTACTAAATACTAGCGAAACAACAGGAAGCAACATTACCCTAAGTTTCACTAAAGGAAACGGCGAGGCAATTAACTTGGCGTTTGACAATTATTTCCTAACGACTAACTCTTGGCCTATGCCGGAAGACAAAGGGCCTGTGGTCGTAGAAGGTACAATTATGGCTAGAAGCATAGGAACTTGTACTGCTAAAACTCACTGGATTCTACAGGGGTGATTTTTTGGTTGATATATTAACCAAAGAAGAAAAACTTGCTAAGATGCAAGCCCTACACTTGCTTAAGAATGCACCGAAAAAAAGAGGTCGCCCTAAGAAAGTAGTAGAAGAAGAGTAATATTCCACCAACACCGTTTGTTTGTTTGTTGGTTTTGAAGGTGGAGAAAACTATGGAAAATACCGTAAAAGATAAGAGTGTGCTATTTGCACTACAAGAAGAGAAGTGTCACGAATTAAGAGTGTCACCGGAAAGCGACGAATACCTTAAGGTTTGGATTAGAGAACCTACATGGCTAGAAGTAGAACAAGCCATGACTTCTCTAATGAACATTGATGCCAAGACGCAAAGTTTTGACATCGACCTAAATGGAATGTACCGCTACCTAGTAGAGAAGTTTGTTGTTCGCACAGAACCAAGTCTATCTACTCTAGAACTAATTAGACTCACGCCGTATATCGGCTCACAATTGAAAGAAGTGCTACCTAACCCAATGGAAGCACTAGGCGAGGATTCAGCAAAAAACGAAGAGTGAGAGATGCCCTTAACGGTAGGAGTAAAGACCCTGCTATGGCATCTCTCTTAATCACCTATACATTGTCTAGCGCATTATCAATAAGTCCCTTAGAAGTGATGCAAATGCCAGCAAGTATGGTGATGGACTTTTTGTATATCCACAGGAATGTAGAAGAACTTAAAGCCGAAGCCATGAACAAGGAAATGAATAAGGCGAAGTGATAACATGGCTGAATTAAATTTGGAAAAAATCAACAACAACATGTATGGTTTAGTCCAAATTCAAAAAGAAATGCTTACTATTCTAAGAGCATCTAGTACTGCTATGAAAGCACAAAGCAAAGCAATGGAAACTTTGGGGGAATCTGCTAAAGAAACCACTAAACAAGTAGGTGAAGTAGAAACAATACTTACTAGATTTATTGGTACTGGGGAAAAAGGATTTTTAAGAAGAACCACTGGAGGTGCGGGTTTCTTCCATAAAATGATGTACGGAGTCCCCGGCTATTTCATCTTTAAAAATCGTATGGACGGATTACTATCCGGAATTGATAAGTTTGTTTTGAAGCCTTTAGCGGGAGGGAATAGAGATGGTTTTATGGCTAAGGTTCTCTATGGAGTTGGAGGTTCTTTTAGGAAATCTAAAAGCCAAATAGAGGCTTTGGGTTCTTTAGTCACAAAGGGAATGCCGAAGTTTCAAGGCCCTGCTCCTAGAGGTGGATTTAGAAACCCCAATACGGGTAGGTTTGAATCTAGGCCAAAATTAAACTTAATGACTTGGATTACTACATCAAAATTAGGAGTATTTATTTCTAAAAGTATGAGTGAATTGAAAAAACAAGGAAAATGGAATAGATTTAAACAGAAACTTTCCGCCAAAGGAAAGTCCTTTTTTAAATTCATAAAAAGTGGAGCATTATTTTTTGCTAGTGCTTTATTGGTTATGGCTAAATTAGGTGTAGCAGTTTTAGGAGGTTTAATAGTTCTATTTTTCATAGTCAAGGCTTTGAAGCGGTTAGGAGTAAGTGCTAGTTTCTTTGAAGAATGGGGAAGGAACATTTTAGAATTCATAAAACAAGGAATTTCAATGGTAGGGGCTGGTGTAGGTAAAATGGCGGAAGGAATAGGGGAAATATATTCTGCTATATTTGGTGATGGTGATATTAACGATTTACTAGGGGGATTCTTTAAGACCGCAGAAGGACTTTTGGAAGTCTTTGGAGGACTAATTCTTATTATTTTATCTCCTTTATTGGCTTTAATACAAACTACATTAGAGGCGATTTATGATAAAATGGTACAGAATGCCGAACAAATATACATGGGCTTTGCTAAATTACTGATGATAATTGGTCTTATAGCGGCTGGAGTTGCCTTCATATTAGTTTCATTTGGGGCAATAGGAGTATTAGTGGCGGCGGCTCCATACCTAATCGTGGCTGGTATAATAGGAGCAATTGGAATACTAGTAGCGGCAATTAATCCATTCGCTAATGGTGGTGTGACTAAGAGCGGCCTCTCCTTAGTTGGAGAAAGAGGGCCGGAACTAGTAAGACTACCAAAGGGAAGTCGAGTACATTCTAATCAAGAATCTAGAAGAATGATGAGCAGTGGAGGAAATAATATCACTGTCAATATCAACGGAAGAGTAGGGTCTTCCGATAGTGAATTAAGAATCATAGCACAGAAGGTTGGTAAAATGATTAACAAGGAAATCAACAGAACGACTTCCTCTAGAAGTTTGGGAGCATGATAATATGAGCGCACTAGACCATGTAGTATTCTTGAAATTTGGGGCCTATTCGACTGCTGACTTATCTATCAATACCATTCCATTGAAAGTCACTAGTATGAGCATCAGCACTAACAAGACCATTCCTTCCGTTGAAGTACCTCTATCGGGGGCATTATCCGGAGAATCAATAACAGCCGCACTAGACTTAGGTATGGCTTCTAAGAGTGTAAGCCTACAAGGTTTCATTACAGAACAGGCTATCAATAAAAAGTGGAGTGAAAGTGACGCACCCACAGGAGCAAAAACATACACACCTATTGAGATAGCACAGATGATTCATTCCAGCGTAGACTCAACAGGAATACAAACATATCAGTCGATTAACGAATTAGTTTTTCTTTATGATTCTAAGGTAGGTAATGATGGAAACTCTAGAACTGCTGTTTCTATTCCATTTACTTATGCTTCTAGAGGCGATGAAGGGAAATTGGATAACTATGGTACTAGAGATGATTTGAAAAGTGACTTTCCAACTTCAAGTACTTCCGAAGGAATGAAAGGATTCATTAGAAGTTTTGAAACCACAATAGACTCGGAAACTATTGATGTGAGTTTTAATTTGCAGTTTGAAATCGCAGAAGTGTTCCCAAGTGGAAAGGTTGCTACCAAGTTAGCCGACGCTCTTTCTTGAGGTGAAATTATGTATCGAGTATTAACAGGAAAGCAACGAAGTTTAGTCTTCCCTGTAATGTGTAATGGTCATGTCAAAATAGACTATTATGATAATATTGCGATAGGAGCAGATGCTAGCGTAGGAAGTAGTGATGATGTAATCTACGGTCCTTGGTCTTTAGACGACGCTTTTACTATCGAGGCTACTGTGACACCCTATGACATAAATGGATTCGGAAGGCATAGTGTAGGTAGTTTAACAGGCGTTGCTACTGATTCGGGAAAGGTAATGCCAGCAGTAGATAACGATGTGACTCAAACAGATTATATCTCTCATTATTATTTGGCTGAGACTGCAAAACATACACATGAGATGAGAATATTTCATAGTAGTAAAGCACAACTTTCTTTGATAAATACCACTTCACATAATGAAAATCAACCAGCAGAATACAAGATTAAATTTTCTGTCACACTAGGAACTACTACTCAAAACCTAGAAACTTCTGCGTTGATTTTGCCTTCTATCGGAATAAATTGGCCCCTCATAAGTCACACTTCGGGAGGTTCTTATGGTAGCGGTATTTTAGATTCAAAGGGGAAATACACTCATGTTTTTGCTAAAACAACAAAATCAAGTGGGAATAGTGGAACTACTTTGACCTTTCTTTCTACTGCAAATAATATACTACATGAAGACCAAGAACTATTCATAAAGAATGGATTTGGTTTTACTTCCATAGGAAAGGTTGCCGCCACTCCATCGTCTTCTTCCGGAGATTCCTTTGCAGTGACTTTGGATACTTCTCAATCTACTGCATTAAATTCAACAGACCTTTTTATCAAAGCACCAATGAATCCATCTTATGTTGATGGGTTATTTCACATAGCCGCTACTTATGATTCGGCTAGTAAAGTAATGGCAATTTATTTTAATAATAGTGAAGTAGCAAGTGCCACTCATTCTGGAAGTGGGACTTTTGCTATGGATAAAGAAGATTTATTTTTAGGTGCTAATGGTAGTGGGGCCACTGGTCAAAATAGTGCAACTACCAATAAACAATTCATGGGAGAGTTTCACGAATTTGCCATGAGTAGAGGGGCTAGAAATAAATTCAATGTCAATAATTTAACCCCTAGATTTGCAGATACCGTACTTTATTTTAGATTCGAGGAGATAGACCAATGACAGCAGTTTATGTGATGCGTAAGGGTACTACAATAAATCCCACTGTAGTCGCTACTCTAGCAAACGCAGGGAACAATGTCAATTTCGATTGTCCTACGAATCCCATTATCCATGACACGGCTACTTGCACTGATACTCATAGAATGTTCACTTACATTTCTACTGATGATTCTAATAATGACACCTTTATTCAGCAATTACAAGGTTCGGATTCTGCCGGTACTCAATATTCTAATTTAGAAAATACTGAGGGGTATAAGATAAAGTGCTATGATAGTATTTCGGGAGAAGGCATCCGCCTAAATTCTACTGCTAGTGACCACAACTACTATGTCTTGATAAACTCGGATAATGGATTAACTCATCACTTTGCTAGAATTACACAATTTACTACTGACGATGTTTCGGGAGATAGTTTTGAATTTGAGCCAAGACTAGGTTCTTCTATTACTAAGAATACTAAATTCATGGTGTTCAAGGGAGATGATGAAGATGAATCTACTATTGTAGCAGTAAGTAGTGGTATTCTTGCTACAGAGATTACTGCTGGTAGCACTACCTACAGAATGAATAAATCATTGCTATGCTCTAAACCCCTATTTTACTTCCACAATTCTAGACTAGATAAGAAGAATCAACTTGACCACAATAAAAAATATTATGTCAAATATGCTTCTTCTCAAATGAGCAGTGCTACCATTAATTCATTTACAACAAATACATTTATCACTTCTCAAGATTATGGATTCTTGGTTAAAGACTATAGCAAGTTTAACATTAAAACTACACTTGTTGATAATCTAAAAACACTAGACGACCCTACCAATACTAACAGTTATAATAGCACCAAACAGACTTCCAATGAAGGATTGACATTAGCGAATAATGACTTTACAGATTACGATGAATCGTTTTACAATGCTAGGCGTGACGACGACAATGTGAAATCCGCTCTCAATCTAGTTGGCCCATATCGGTATCTTCACTACGGTTATTCTCCCGAAACAGCCAACGAAGCCCCTATGGTTCTTAGCACCAATTTGAAAGAATCGTATGGACGAAGGGGGGGTTATGCGGAGTCAAAAATCGTAGACACCTCCCGAATCATGTCCTCAAAGGTAGGGGAGTTTGAGGCTTTTAGAGTTCGACAGCAACAGCATAGAGGTGAGTTCTTTGAGTGGTTCCCGCTCAAGGCTACAGTGAAAGCAAATGTCACAGGAAATGAATACACATTTACTACAGAAGAAGGATATGATTTAGCGAATTTGTTATCAGCAAATGATGAAGTTATGGTAGGGTCTAGAGTAGTTAGATTGGCCTCTAGTAGTCCGATAGATTCTTTCAATACTAGTGCATTTACACAAGACATTACTTTCACTTCTAGTTCTAGATTAGATACAGAAAGTTCCTTTTCTACATCTTCCTATACATTAAGTGCAGGGGATAGATTATACCGTAGGGCATTTAGTTCATCTAAGAACAATCTACTTACCACCTTTCCTTTCGTGGAAGGTAGAGAAAGCCAACTAAGAATAGTTTTCTTGGATAAGAACTATGCCGGACTAGAAGCAACCGTGACAGGCTCAAGTAAAGACCAAAAATATTTGACCCTATCTTTTACTAATGCCGAGGTTAGAAAATCTTCTACAGCATTTACATCTTTAGAATATATTTCCGGACAATATATCATTGAAGTAGAGAGATTCAACGGAGAAATAGAACAAATAGAAATAGACAAAAATATGGGTATGAGTACCATGACTATTTCCGGTAGAGATAATTATTCAAAACTAATTTCTCCAATAGTAAATCGTAATTCTAATTTCTCCGAAGATGTAATTTATTCAACTATGAGTCCACACAATAAGTTAGAACTTGTCGGTGTTTTGGATAGTGGGAATGATTTGAATTTCAATAGTAAGACCTTTGATTTAACATCGTCGATAACAGTTAATTCTTTAGCAAATACAAAACTCTTCGTGAAATATACTAATGGAGTTGTAGCATATATAGGAGAAGGGGCCTCTAACACCACTACTAGAATTACTCTCAAAAACTTACCATTAACAGAAGCATACGGGACTTCCACGCATAATGAAGTACAATTGTGGAAAGAAATAGAAACAAATTACATTCTAAACAAAGCCCTATCTTCTAACAATAAACTACCCACTTTTGCTACTAGCCTAGGAGGAAACAGTGACAAGGGACTGCTTTTCAGCAGTGGCGAAAAACTAGACGGTACTTTATTGAGTGGAAGTACTACTTCTAGAACTTCCGGAGTTGATAGCAATGCGGTTGGATTTCATATACAACACCCCACTTCTATAGGAAAAGAAGAAGCATTCCAAGCCAAACTAAGCGATGGAGGTACAAATTATGAAACCTTTGAAACAGTCAATACCTTGATTGATTTTACTGTCTTGAATACTTCTACTGTAGATGGAAAGACCACCATAGAATTAGCCCCTTATCTTCCTGTCACTTTAGGAAGAGTAGACCACAACGATTACGATACTTATGATGTGACATTAACCACAATAGGTACTACTACAGGAAGCGATGGTGGTTTCGATATTGATGGTAAAAAATACTTAGACATTACCCCATCTAACACTTCTACTATTAAAGCGGTAGCAGATGTAGGATTGCCTATTTATTTGAGTTCTATATTTGTAGGATATTGCACTCAAGTAGTATGCTATAATACAGTCTCAAGCGGGGCAGATACTTGGAGAGTTTTCTTGGATAGGCCAGTGAACAATTTCAGTTCCGGAGAAACTATTTCCACATTAGGGTTCACAACTGCTGTAAATAATCAGTATTCCGGAAAAAATACTCATAATTTGTACCTAGTAAATGGAGAGCATTTACATGGAGGTAAGATGGTGACGCTATTGAATTCCCTATATGGAGTAGAAGCGGGAGTCGCCTACGGTGCTGATGATATGCAGAAGCCAACCTATTACAATTACATTAGGCCAACTACAGCACTATCTCACGAATTGGTCGGAACCTATATTGAAAAATATGGGGTTCCACTTTACAAAATAAACCACATTGAGAAAGGAATTTTCAATAGAAAAACTCAAGCAATCGCCAGCGACTATCACACTACTGATGCTAGCCCAACAGAAAAAGAAGAGGTCGGTAGGGCTTCCGATGCTAATTACTATGACGGTAGTAGTTCTGTTCAATATTATGCCTCGGCTTACAAAATGAATCAAGGAAGAAGTTCTACCGCTTTAGAAAAGATACCTAGTAGATTTAGAGAAACTTCTCATTTGCATTTGCCGGTTGAAGAAAGAGGATACTTCCCCGCTAGCGGTTCACTGTTTTGGGATTATATCATACACGAAGCAAGTCACACTAGAGATAAAGTTCTAACTTCTCACGACCCTACATTAGGTGGCAGGGTCAAATCTAATTTCTACATTAAAGATTTCTTAGAACAACTAGACCCAAAGACTGCTAGACTCTTCTTATTTGCGACTTCGGACTTATTACCATATAGTAGTTTAAGAGATGATAGTTTGTTCTACTCCAATAGAGATTTGAAAAACTTTAGTCTATATTTGTTGAACAAACCGACAGAAGATACTACTTCCGATAAACACTCCAAGTATGGGGGTGCTGGAAAGGCAAAGAAATACTTAGACAGTGATTATGATACTGCGGCCATTCTAGAATACGATGTAGAAGACATTACCAAAATGACCACTTTTGGTTTAATGAGATTAACCGAGGTATTGTTTGACTCGAATATGAATCAAATAAATCCGGAACATCTACCGGACAAAAAGAAAACAATGAGAGTTTTTAATTATCACTATTATGAATTTACAGATTTAGGAACGACTTTTGGTTTTAGAGATTCCGACGATGCTATACTCACTACTTCAGATGTAAGTTCGTCCCTAAGTGCAAATGACATTATTTGTGATAGCGATGGAAACATGATTGGGGAAGTTTCTAGTGTTTCGACCACTACAATAACGCTAAAGAATTTGTATCATGGAGATTCTACTAGAAAGATAGTAAAGACAACTAGTTCGGGAGGAATTGCTACAGGTAATTTATTCAAGGCAGTTAAACACCAAGCCGCATTTAGTGGACACGGTGATGCACAGAATGTCAACAAACTAGATGGTTCTATACAACCCCTAGTTGCTTTATTTCACGGTGGAAATTATTCTAGTGATGCTTTCACGGATGAAGCGGGTCAAGCATTCAATGTAGGAAGTACAAGTGCTGGACACGAAAGCCACTTGGCTTTGCCTATGGTAATCACCAACATTACCTTTGATTCGGAACAACACAATGGACACTCTAGTCTTCTTCTTAAGCAATATAATGACCTAAAATTACACACCGATTCTCCCGCTACAGCCGCCTCTTTCTTGAAGAGTGGATTGGTGGGTATGGTCCTTGATAGATTTGATATTTCCGGAGGGGATACCCTGTCCAGTGCTGGTACAGTAATGCCTCCAATTAACAATTCACATCTAAGAGAGTACAGTGCTACAGGCAAGAACTTTACAATTATCAATTACGGTATGGCTACTAGACCCAACCGATTTGCTACTACTAAATTAGATAATAATGGAGGTGGTCTTGCCGCATCTTCCGATGTTACTACGGATGCAGAAGGAATATATTTAGGATTTAAATTAAGGGTAAAATTACCTGCCAAGGAATCAACAAATCCTAGGGGGCCTTCCGGAACAACCCATTACAAATATATTCTAAACTCTAGCACCTATCCATATTTAGATTATGTGAAAGACTTAACAGGTTGTTATTTGGCCTCCGAAGCAGGTACAGAATACGCAACAGGAACAGCAGTAGCGCAACCTGCTATTGACGCAGATACTCAACAACATAGCATGCAGAATGTTTCTCCTACCTTTTTAGGATATGTCGTTTCCCATGAAATAGATAGTGGAAATAGCACTAAAAGACACATTTTGATACTAGACCAACAATTGACTGCGGGATATTACAGAGTTATGCAACCCAATGAAACCTGTACTTATGAATACACACCTAGCAGAATTAAGTTGAATACTCTATCCTCGGAATATACTAAGATGCCATATAAAGATGAAACTTATTCGGCTACCCAAGACTATCACATAAGGGTGGAGTCTTCTCACGATAGGTCGCTAAATGGTTCTTTTGAAAATGTAGGCCACAATGAGGGAGTGTTATCTATGTATTGCACTGTAGATTTGGATGGAAAAATTGCATCTGGCACTACAGAACATATCGTGTCTAGAAGTCCACTATTGGCCCTATACCAATTCGCTGATATGACAACTAAGAAGGCAGAAATACCTTCAACATTATGCGTCAGCGATGGTAATACTACCTTCAAAACTTCAACTGAAATAGATTGGCTAGGAACAGGAGATGGCGAAACCATAGGAAGAGGACTTACTATTACCTTTGGAGAACACAAGTTGACTAAGGGTGTAGTTTCAGTATCGGATACGATTACTATTACTACGAATAAGAACTTAAAAGGAAAACCTATTCGTGCTGTTATAGGTTCGGGAGTCACTATTGGAGAAGAAACAGAAACCCTCATCAATAATCTCTTTGAAGAGAATGACATAGAATTCACTACTGGTTATACCGACGACTACCCACTAGTTGTAGCACCTAATCTAAAGGGAGTAGACTTATTCTCTGCAATCAACTACTTAATTGAAAAGAAGAATAAACAATTGATTTATGATAATGACAAATTCTCAATTAAGGACCAAAAGGATTCAGCCTTTTCACCAAAGATAAAAATTACTGATATGAATAATGATTTACAAATCATCAACTTTAGCCAATCCGATGTTCTCTTTGACTTTTACAATGAAGTAAGAGTCTATTCTAAGGATAAGATTGCTATTAGGAAGAACGGCACTAGTATTAGTAAGAGAGGAAGAAAGGTACTAGAAGTCAACGACGATAGTTTGTCTACTCAAGAAGAGGTAGATAGTAGAGCATATAATCTATTAAAATTACATTCTAGTTCTAACAAGAAGGTTTCCTTAGAACTAGGACATAGGAGTTTAGGGCAAATAAGGCCCTCGGATATTATTGAACTCGAACTATTACAAGAAGGTATTACTTCTTCTAAATATGTCATTTTAGAAATGGAACATACTCAAATAGGTACTATCAAATTAGAACTTGGTAAATTCACTAAGGGCTTAACTGATAGGTTTGCTGAAATCTTGAAAAATAATAAAAAGATAGAGGCAAATGCAAGAAGTGAGGCTTTCAACAATGTCCGTACTTCTAGGGACTATTTTGGAAAAATAGGCATCACTGAAAGAAAGTTAATCGTCAAGAAGAGAGCCAACGCAAGCGCAAACTCTTTCAATCTTGGGTTTGAGCAGACTCTAGGCTTCGCCCTAAATTTGGGCCTATCAACAGGTGGAAATACGCTTACGACTATATTGGAGGAAGAATTTTGATAGTAGATTCCGTTAGAGAAAGTCTTGCCTTACATTTGAAAACTGTATTTACAAAGGCTAGGGTGGGGGTGGGTGGCAACGCTACTGACCCATCAGCAACTAATTTAGATGTACCTATTTACAGTATTTCTGCTTCTTCTTCTACTAGCGAAGGAAATGTCATAGATTTCAAATTCACTCTTTTGGGTTCTTCTGTCGCAGGGTACACAATAAGAGAAATAGGTATTTTTAATAAAGCATATGACAATGTGGCGGAAACTTCGATAGCAGAATACACTGAAATGCTATCTAGGATTACATTCGATGGAATAGGGCCATTTGCCTCCGGAGAAGAAATTGATTTTTACATTACCATAGAGGTTGAGTGATATGACAGACAGCAGAAATATAGGACAGTACAGTAGATTCCATTCTAATCCAGCAGGTAGCGGATTAGTTGATGGTGTAGATTTTCCTCACAGTGGGTTGCTTAAAGCACTATCAGTAGGGTTGCAGAACAGTTATGCTATTCTAAATGGAACTACAGCAGACGCAACTAAGAACTTTAGTATCGTACAAACAAACTCCAGTGGAAATACGCAATTCGTAGTGAGGGCGGGTACAGTCATTAGAGATGGAAAACTAATGCCAGAAATCGCTACTGCTACTTTCACTCAAGGAACTCCTTCTACCTTCGATGAACCTGCCTCCGGAAACGCATACTTCGTCTTAGTGGTGACTAGTGACTCTACAAATGTATTGGCCATTAGAGGAGATAAGGCCGATACTGATGTAGTGCCACAACTAACTGCGGGTGATATTCCTGTTGCTATAATCAAATTAGATGCAAGCGGAACTGTAGATGGTAGGTCTATCCAGTATTTGACTACGGCTAAGAGTGAAAATTCAGTGAGTATTGGTTATGATGCTGGAAGTACTACCTACACAGAAACAAGTGCTATTACTGGAACAAGTGCGGGTTTATTTATTTCAGGTATAGGTGACCATACAAGTTCATTAGCAAGTGACGATAAAGTCATTATTCAAGATACTAGTGCTTCCAATGTAATTAAATCAGTCACAGCCGCTTCTATTGCCGCATTAGCCCCACAGGGAGATATTACATCTGTTGTGGCTGGTAGTGCTTTGACAGGTGGAGGAACAACAGGAGATGTTACACTAAATGTTGGCGTTGATGATTCTACTATTGAAATTAATTCGGATGCTTTAAGATTAAAGGATGGTGGAGTGACAGTTGGAAAGATGGCCGCTAATTCTGTCGATTCCGACCAATATGTAGACGGTTCTGTTGACAATATACATTTGGCAACAGGAATAGATGCAGTTAAAATTGCTGATGGTACGGTTACAAGTGAAGAATTTCAAAGAATAAATACGCTTACTTCAAACGCACAAACACAATTAGACACTAAATTACAAGTGGGACAGTTTAGTATGTGGATTCCAGCAGAAGCAATAAGCCCCCAATCAGTAAATCCTTGTGGTAGTTTAACAACAACTGCTAACGCTAACGCTACTCAACCGGATTTTAGAACCTTAGCATTCGACGCAGGTACTGATGAATTTGCTCAGTTTTCAATTGCTATGCCAAAAATGTGGAACGAAGGCACAGTTTTATTTACTTTCTATTGGACACATGCTGGTAGTGCAGGTAATGATGTAATTTGGACTATTGCTGGAACTTCTGTTTCTAATGATGAAGCCATAGGTGGGGTTATTTTTGGAACTGCTGTTAATTATCAAGATACAGCACTAACCGCTAAGGATTTACATATTATCAGTAGCGATACTGCTCTCACTATTGCAGGTTCTCCGGCGGTAGGAGATGTTTGCTTTTTCCAAATATCAAGAGATGCTAATAATGGTAATGATGATTTCGCTAGTGATGCTTTGCTTATGGGCGTTAAAATGACATATACTGTTGATGGATTAAATGATGCGTGATTAAGATGTGGATAAGTAGAGTATCGGGAATGGGGTCTTATGCGAATAGGACTACCCCTGTAAATGCTAATCTTTATAATTTGGCTTCTGTAAAATCCATTCACCAGACTAACTCTAATGATGGCGTTGGAATAAATTTTAATGCTGGTGCGGCTGATTCGGCTTGGATGACAGGTGTTCAAGTAATAGGGACTGACATGTATATTTCAAATAGAGGAAATAACAACAGTTTTGATAGCACTAATGTTTTTATTACGAAAATAGCAATAAGTTCTACCGGAAGTGGAAATGCGGTTGCCCAAAATGCCGCAGGTTTAGGGCTAAACAGTTGTGATGGATTTGGACTTAATGATGATGCCACCAAGATTATACTTGCTGATTTTCATGGGAATCAAATAAGAAGTGGAACGATGGATGTTAATTTAGCCATAACTCTCAATGGTAGTGCTTTAAGTGCGGGGGGTGGAGTAAGATTTGCTCGATGGAATAATGACGGTTCTAAGTATTATTTTGGATATGGTGTATCGGGTGGAAACAGTATAATTAAACAATATACTGCTGGAACTAACTACATAGTGGCTTCCGGTGATAGTGCTGGAACTTCTCAAACTCTATCAATAGGAGCGGCTAGTGATTTAGTCTTCAATAGTGATGGAAGTAAAATGTATATTCCTGACGCACTAACCGCCGAAGTTTTTGAATATGATTTGTCTACTCCTTACGATACTTCAACAGAAACATTAGTCACTACTTTAGACATAAGAAATTTCTTTACCAATAGTAGCAGTTCTACTAATACTCCTTGGAGGTCGGCAAGTAGTAGTAGTAGTACGCCTTGGATTTCAGGTTTGTCTTGGAATGACGATGGAAGCAAATTATATGTCATTAGTTTATGGGGGACTACAATACAATCTAAAGTTAGTGGAACGGTTAATCCTTCAACTGTCACAGGAGAAGGCGGAACTAGAACAAATACTATGCCAATAATTGAGTTTAGAGTACAATGAGATTTAAAGAAACTATAGTAAAAGTTTTGCTTTTTATAATAGCACTATCTTATTTCTTTTTTCTTTGGA